ATGCCATCCTCGGCGGGGAACCAGACCCGGTTGTGGATCTCCTGGATCCCGAAGTGCGAGATGCACCCCACGTCGGAGTCGAGTCGCTCGAGCACGAAGTCGTTCTCGCCGGTGCCGAACTGCCGGATGAGGTAGCAGTTGCGCTGGCAGAAGACCACGAGCTCGTTGCGGCCCCTCCAGATCCCGGTGATTGGCTCGCGGGCGAAGGTATCGCGGAACTGATCGGTGGGGACGTACTGGGGCTGCCCCGCCTTCGAGAACCACACCCGGTATGGATGCTTCGAGTTGTTGGCGTAGAACATCCGGCCTGCGAAGGGGTGCGCGAACTGGAGCCCCGAGGGCGGGATATTGTGGTCGAAGTCCGGGCCGTTGTGGGAGAGCCGCGTCGTCGCCACGGCCTCCACCATTGTCGTCAGGCCGAAGGGGGCCTCCCAGGCCATGCGGTAGTCGGCCCCGTCCATCGAGACGTACCCGCGGACGTGGGTGACGTGGCTCTCCTGGCCGGAGTTCTGGATGTTCGACCACGACCGGAACTGGCCGGCCATCGTTCCGAAGTCCACCACGTTCGACGGATTCGACTCCTGGAGCACCCGGTCGCCGAGCTTCTGAAGGAAGGTGATGTACCCCAGGGCGAGGCCGCTGACCCCGGTGCCGGTTCCGGTCAGGGCCCCAGCGACCGCGAAGAAGGGGGGCACGACGCCAGCCGGGTAGAAGAGCTTGGTAGCGATCGAGCGATAGACGGGCCGGGTGTACGCCCCCACGATGTAGTAGTCCCCGCGGAACTCCACGATGCAGGGGCGGCTGGTGGTGGAGTAGATCCCCTGGGCCTCCCAGTAGTCGGAGGTGTAAACCCCTTCGCCGACGTTCGTCTCAGCGACGCCGCCGACGACTTTCTGCCAGACGGGGATTATCGCCATCAGTCCACCTCGTCCGGGATCGCGTAGTACACGCTCTTGGAGCCCAGAGGGAGTAGCAATGAGCCCGCTGTGGGCGGCAGACCCGGACTGGTGACGAAACGGACGTCCTCGACGTTGCCGAAGGGTTCTGGCCCCAATGCGTCCACATCCCGCCAGAAGTATAGGGACTCCACCGGCGGGACGGGAGGGGCGGCGAGGGGGGCGGCGGAGACGCTGGCAATCAGGATGTCCCCGTTCGGGTACAGCCAGTTGGGCTGTGCGAGCTCGAAGAAAGCCCCCGTAACGGCACCGTACGGCCATATTTCCAGAAGATTGACGTAGAACGGATCCCACGTCACCCCGTCGAACCTCCCGAGCCAGAGAGAGTGGTCGTCTGGAAAGAAGTCCTCCGGGATCCGTATATCTGAACCGTTCCCGACACACCTCGAGAACCACCCGGTGAAGAAGTAGACATCATCCTTGAATGTCACCGGCTGAGAAACGTAGACCTGGCTTGGCTCGCCCCCAGGCCCGGGCAGAAATAACACGTCGTCCCAGACCACCGTGAAGGACAGGGCTGCGGCCCCCACCGTCGCCTCGAGGATCTGAGAGTAGGCCTCCGGGATGAGGTAAGGCGGCGGAGTGTGTTGGCTAGCCGGCTGGCATTGGAGGAAGACGAACCACTTGTCCCGGTAGCGGGTGGCCCCGGTCCAGCCGATAGAGCGGTTGGCCGTCTCTCCCGTCACCGGGTCGCGATTCATACTGTAGTTCGTGGCCGTGATCGAGCAGAACGAGATCACCCCACCAGGGGCCGCCTGATAGTAGATGACCCCCTGCCCGAATGTGGCAGTCCCGGGCGGCAAAGCGCTACCTGACAGATCTACCGCCACGGTGTGGTCGCCCAGGAGGAGCATCTCCTGGCCGGAGACGAACAGCCTCCAGTAGAAGACCTCAGCGAGGGCCACTGTCGCGCTCCACCAGAGGCTCAGGGTCGTCCCGTCGAAGCGGTAGACGTTCCCGTCGGTGGCGCTGAAGTAGAGCACCTGGGTGACCGCGCCGCCGATGATCTCCTCGCGAATGACCGAGGACACGGGGGCGTAGTTGCCGAAGTTGTTGATGCGGTTGAGGGCCCCGGAGCTGTTGTCGTCGGCGGCCACGACCGCGAAGATGCCGAGGTCTGGCGTGCCGCCCAGAACGCAAGTGTTCCCCTGGAAGGTGAACGGGTTGAGCGGGCCCACCACCGGCTCTGAGGGCCCACATCCCAATATCCCCCAGTAGTGCGATATCATCCCGCCTGCGGGCCAGAAGCTCTCGGTGACGTGGGCCCCGTCGCCGAACACCGCCGGCGTCTTGATGAGCGGGCGAGCTTGGGTGGGGTCGCCGGAGATCCGAGCGTCGTCATCATCCGGGTTCAGGTAGAGGTAGTGGTCGTTGCTGGGGTCCGGGCCGTACCCGTACCAGTAGCCCGTGAGGAGACCGGTCACGAGGCCCCCGCCGGTGCCGGTGTTCTCGACCGTCTCGATGAGGCCGGTGATGCACGCCGCTTCGCCCAGGTCGTCCGTCTCCTCGAGGCCGGGGCGGGAGCTCATCTCGCCCGGCCCGAACCGGACGTTCACGAGAAGGTGGTGCTGTCGGACTGGGATCTGCGCCTCGTCGCCCAGGCGGGACATCCCGCCGATGGTCGGAACCTCCTCCGTTCCGGCCCGGTGCTCGAACCGCTTGACGCCCTGGTCTGGAGTTTCCTTGCTCAAGAGCCCCTCCCGAAGAACGACGGCAACTGCCGGTACTCGCCCTGGAAGCGATTCTCTTCGGACTGCATCCAGACGAAGCCCTTTTCGTAGTCCGCGATCGCGGTCTGCCAGCGGGCGTCACCCTTCGACTCGCGGGCCTTCGCACGGAGCCCGGGGACGATGACGAGTTGGTGGTACTTCGACGGGATCATGTTGATGTTCTCGACGTTCGCCCCCTCGTCTATGGTGGGCTGATTCGGCTGATACCAGATGGCGAGGGTCACCGCGCCCGGGTTGGTCGGGATCTGGATGTACTGGAGGTAGGTCGTCGGGTCCTGCCCGAAGAGGGCGTACACGGTCGGCAGCGAGTTGCTGGTGCCAGACTCCCGAACGTCGGTGATGACCGACTCGGGCTTCATCTCGAGCTTTGCCCCGTCCCCGGAACCGCCCCCGCGGGGGAGATAGACCCCCCCGTACAAGCCGATGCTGGCGAAGTCGGCCGGCAGGGAGACGTAGCCCTGGCCGGCCGGCACGGTCACGGTGTCGCGCTTCTTCTTGAACGTCCAGTCGCGCCGCCACCAGACCTCGGCCACCACCTCTCGGAGATATTCGAGGAGCCGTGTGCGACGGGTCGCGTTGTCCGCGTCCGTTTCGCTGACGTTATCGTCACGAGCGAGAACTTGGTTGATGATCTCCGTGACGTTCACGGCCCCTCCTTGTGGGGGCGACTCAGGCTGGGGACGCCGTAGTCGCCTCCCTCTTGACCTTCAACTTGGCGACGATGAAGGCGATCTGCTCTTCGTCGCCCTCGAGGAGAGCTTCCACCTCACGCTTGGAGAGACGGACTCCCCACTCGTTGCACTCCTTGAACAACTCACGGCCGTCCATCGGCTCGGGATTGAAGGCGGCGATCGGCGCGGGGGTGCCGTTGCTCTTGTCGGCCCTCACCACGTCATCGAAGCGGCCCTCGAGGACGGCCTGGATGTTGTCCATGCCGTGTGTCGGCTTCATGCTCTTGCGTCGGCGAGCCATGTGCTTCATCGCCCACTCGACGCGCTCCGGGTTGTCGGGCTCGGGCACCGCCTGGCCCTTGTCCTGGTACTTCCTCTGGCGATCGAGCTCGGATCCGAGGATGCCCTGGGCGCGAACGTCCTGGGACTTGTCGTAGAGCGGCCGGAGCTCCTCCATCGCGGGCCGAACGTCGTTCACGTCCGAGACGATAGCGAAGCCCTCCTCGAACAGCTTGGACTTGCTCTCCTGCAGGAACTCGCAGCAGGCGCTCACGTCGAAGACACGATGCCGGCCGCCAGAGTCGCTCGAGACGACAACATCGGTGACCCAGGCGGTGCCGGGGATGAGCTCGTCCTTGGAGTCCCGCACCGACTCGAATCTGTAGATGGATCCGGGCCCTAGCTTCGCCGTCTCGGTGCGCGGCGGGAGCTTGAATCGGAATCCGCTGTACTTGACCTCCTTCGGTTCCTCGCCCGCCCACACGAAAATCTGGCCGTTGACGCGGTTCCAGAGTCTCTTGACCTTCATTCGCTACTCTCCCTGAGAGGGGGCGACCCTCCCGTATGTTTCATCCCCGGCGGGGCGACCACCCAGGATCGCTCCGACCGCCACCTGTGGCGATCGTGCGTTGCGACGGATGGGCTCGATGCCCAGCTTCCGGCGTCTCTCGTTCTCGGCGTGGAAGTTGAGGAGCTGCATCCAGTCGGCGTCGGACACCTCGTTCTCGAGCTTCTTCTGGATCCAGGGCTCGATGCTCCGCTTCCTGTACTCGAGCTCCGCCTCGAACTCCTTGTGATACCTCTCCAGCCGCGCCCGGTGGGCCTCGGCCATCGCCTCCCACTTCTTGACGGTGATCGCGTCGAACTTCTGGCGGCACCAGCGGTAGGTCGACCAGTCCCAGGGCATGTACGTCCCGGGCCCGCCCATCTGGTACGACACGGTGGACGTGTCCTCGAAGATGGCGTCGAGGAAGTTGGGGGCCGGGTACTCGGCCCCCAGCGGCATCAGAACGTGGAAGTGACGGCGAAGCTGCCTCGGGAACGGGTAGTACCTCCCAAGCCCGTGATGCACCACGAGGGTGATCCTGGGCTCCCCGGGGAAGCGCCACCGCTGAAGTCGCCAGATCGGGATGACCCCCGCGTCGAACTCCTGAATTGCGGCAGTGACCGCGGGGTCCTTCTCGAACCCAGGGGGAGCCACGCAGGAATACTGGTCATCGCCGATCTGGACGAACATTCGACCTCCTTTACGAGTCGGTGACGGTGCCGGGGCCCTGGATCGGGATCCGACGACCCTCGGCGGTGATCGCGTTGATGTAGCAGACCTGGCTCGCCGCGGACCCGACGACGTACAGGGTCGTGGGGTCGAGGATGAAGCCGCCGCCCGCGTTGTATGGGCCGAACCGCTTCGAGTAGCCCGCGTTGAGCTGCATCGTGGCGGCCACTCCGGCGTCGGTCACGGTGACCGGGCCCAGGTAGACCTGCCCCGTGTTGTTGGGGTCCGCAACGAACTCGATCTCGAAGAAGTCCTTGCGGGTGTGCGAGATGACGGTGGACACCTTGGCGCGAACGGTCCCGCCGTTGAACTGACCAGACTTGAGAGCCATGTGATTTGTCCTTCCTTCTATGCCCCCGGGCGTCTCTTCCCGCCCGGGGGGCTTGTTCGCGTCAGTTGTGCATGAGCAGGATGTAGAGTCTCGTCCTGTCCTGAAAGGCCCGCGAGGCGTCGATGGCGTAGACCTTCTTGCCACCCTCGCAGACCAGAATGTTGCCGTTGTGCGCGTCGAGGTTGTTCATGATTACCCCAAGCATCCGAACCCGCTTGAGCTGCACCATGTCGACCCCGTGGATGCCGTGATCCGAGAGCATCTCGCAGTCGTCCATCCAGAGCTGGAGAGAGCCCTCGACCCCGTCGATGGTGCGTCGAACCGTCGGCGGTACGATGCCGAGCCCCAGAGCCTCAGACAGCTTGTACGCCGCCACCTCGAAGCCCCAGTAGTCGTGCAGCGTGCCGCCGGTGCTGTCGACGGTCTTCCAGATGGCACGAGCAGTCACGCCGTCCTGAGACAGCGTGAGCCGCTCTGGCTTGGTGTCCCCGATCGCGGTGTCCTCCCGCCCCTCTACCGAGGCGGTGCGAAGAAAGTCCTCCGCAACGTCCCAGGAGAGGGGCGAGGAGAGCAACGCGATTAGAGCCAAGCTGAGCATTACGGGATGGTGACGTTGGTAGCGTCCTTCTCGCTTTCGACCTTCCAGTAGATCGTCCCACCAGCAGACGAGCTGGTGTTGCACGCGAGAGTAAGCGCCACGGCGTTGGTGCCTGGAGTGATAGCCGGGGTGCAGGCCATCGTGGCCCCAGAGTCACCGTCCACAGCCGAGTGTTCGGCGAAGGCGGTTCCGGCAGGGCTACCAGAGGTACAAACCTCAGCGTCGGCTTCGTTGACGCAAGCAAAGCTGAAGACGCCACGGTTGGCGATGATGATTCCACCACCGGACTCGACAGCGGTGTAGCTGAGCTGACCCGACACCTGAAGACCGTTGGTGATCCCGATTGTCATGAGGCCGATGGTCGCCGCGTCGGTGAACGCGATGTTGTCGGTCCACATCTGAGCCGTGTTGCCGGAGTTGAGGTACTCGAACCGCCCGCCCTGAAGGGAGTCGACGCTGAACCTTGTCTGGTTGGTGGCGGTATTGACGTCGAGATGCATCAGCGGGTTGATCCCAGACTCCACATCGAGCCCGGCGGTAGTCGTACCGTTCGTAGCGATCTCGGTGAAGCCGGGGTTGCTATCTGCCCGCTGCGTGTAGGTGACGACGTTGGTCGGTACAGCGACGTCGGTGAAGATGAGCCAGCCGTCGTTGAGCGTGTCGACGAGGTCGAATTCAATATCCGTGTTGATAGCCAAGCTGTTGTTGCTGAAGCTCAGGCCTCTGGTCGCTGCGGTGGTTCCCATGTTGAGGTTGAGCGTCCCGGTGGTTCCGGTGTTGGCGTCACCGACGTCCACGTTGAAGGACGGGGTCACTGTCGATGTAGTAGCGTCCTGGGTGACCACAGAGCTGAAATTCGTTGCCAGCGCCGTCGAGACGATCTGGTTGTTTGAAGCAAGGTTGACCTGTGTAGCGGAGAGGCCGACCGACTGGAGGGAGTTGTCCGTGCTGATGGTGACCACCCCGGACCCGTCGTTGTCATAGTCGCCGTCGATCAGGATGCCGGTCGAGTCGATCTGCTGACGGGCGATGTCCGTTCCGTCCGAGACAGACAGCTCGGCGAGTGCCGCACCGAAGGAGTAGGTGCCAACGTCCGTGGCGGCCGTGGTCGTCAGGCTGGTGGTTCCCGCTCCGATGTTGGCCGCGTCGACCAAGGCGACGGTCCCGGTGGCGTTGGGCAGCGTGATGGTGTGCGGTCCGCCGCTGGGTGCGGCGGGGCCGACCAGAGACAGCGTCGTTGCGCTACCCGCGAGGGTCGCGTTGGCGATCCACTGGATGTAAGGTGCCGTGGCCCCGTCGTCCGTTTCGAGGCGGATGCCGCCCGAGGCGGTGGTTCCCTGCCCGTCGATGACGAGGTACTGGTCCGTGGCGTCGGCAAACAGCTTGATCGGGCCAGTCCCGGACCCGAAGCCCGGATTGAACACAGCGAGGTAGTTCGAGGCTGCCGAGCCGTAACCCCGGACAGCGACGCCCTGGGTGCCGTACTGGTTGTAGAGGTTCCACCGCGCAATCGAGCCGTTGTCGTCCAGATCGAAGAACAGGCTGCCGTCGATAGCGAACCCGAGGGTTTCGTCGGCGGTATGCAGATACAGCCCGCTGTCGAGCGAATTGGTGAAGGCGAGCGCGGGATCGCTCACTGTCCCATTCGGCAGGAACAGTTGCGCCCCCGAGCCGACGGTGAAGTCCCCCGTGAAGGAGATCGCGCCGGACGCGGTGAACGGGCCGGGGCCGACGGTGAGAGTGGGTACGGTGAAGGTCTGGGCCCCCCCCCCGCCGCCGTACTGGGCAAAGGCACCCGGCACGACGAGGAGGAGAAGACCCAGAGCCAGGGCGGTGATCTTGGTTCGCATGATCTGTTTGCCTTTCTCTGTTTCTTTGAAAGTGACTCTGGGTCTTCTCTGGAGGGCTAGTCGCCGCAGATCGGATCCGCGAGGTTCTCGAGACGCGAGGACGCACGCGGCATGGTGTTGATCTGGTTCTCGACGCAGCCGACGTAGGCCAGGAACCCGGCCTTGTGGCCCCCATCGGTGGGGATCATCTTCAGCAGGGCATCGTCGTCGATCCAGTCGACGTCCATCGAGGTGTAACGACCGAACGTCTCCCAGCACAGGAAGTAGATCCGCCGGGGCTCGATGTCGAAGTCCACCTCGAGCTTGACGTTGATGCCGGGGGCGAGGATCTGGAGGGAGTCCTCGTCGTAGCCGATGGTGTACCGGGGGGCGCTTCCGGTGGGACCGGGGTAGCGCCGCTCGGCCTGGATGAACTCGACGTACTTGCGGGCCTGTCCCGTGTTGGTCAGGGCCTTGGAGATCCGCTTGCCGGTTTCCCGACGCGGCAGATCCAAGGACTGCAGGATGAGCTGCTCGGTGAGGTCGGCCCCACCCGCATCCACGATGAACGAGTTGAGCTCGGGGTAGGTCGCCCGGGCCTGCTCGAAGATCTCCGCGGAGTCCGAGGAGTCCCCGATGATCATGGAGAGGCTCCAGATGGTGCGGCCGTAGGTCCCGAAGACGAACACCTCGTCGCCGGCCGCCACGGTGGCGTCGTCGCCGAGGGTGTAGGTGATGGTGCGGGCGTCACGGTCGATCGCGCTGATGACGCGCTCGGCCAGAACGCCGGGGGTGCCCCAGCCAGCGCGGACGGCCGCGCCGGGGTTGACGATGGAGATCCGCATTCCGCGGTTCAGGAGCTCGGCCCCGAGGGGCTTGTCCAGAGTGAGGGTGGACGCGCCGTCGTTGGACTCGACGGTCGCCATGACGCCGCCGCCGTAGACGCCGCCGATGGCGGTCTGGCCCTGCGAACCGGCGTAGACCTTGTTGATGTACTTGCCGAGCTCCGCGACGGTGTTCTCCACGCGGTCGGCCATGATGCCGCCCTGGTTGAACGTCCCCTTGGTGGACTTCGCGGCCACCTTGGTCTTCACGCCGATCTGGAAGGAGCCCACGAAGAGCTCCGGCGTGACTTCGCCCTGCACGCGGGTCGGATCGTAGGGCGTGGGGAAGTTGCCCACGTCTGCGATCAGGCCGACGTTCCAGGCCGACGCGATGCCGAGGGGGAACTTCGCGATCCCCTCGTTCATCATCAGATCGACCCGCTGGAGGTCGCGCCGGTACTTCGACTCCTTGTTCACCGGCTCCTCGAACGTCCCCGGGGGGTATGCGTTCTTGAGTTCGGTGGTGATGTCCTCGAATGCGCCTACGTTCGCCATGGAAATGCCTATGCGGGTTCGCTAGAGCCCCTTGCCCGCGAGATATTTTCTCGCCGCGGACATCCCTGGGGTTAGATCACCCTTGTTGAGTTGAGTGACAGACACCGGCGACTTGACAGCGGCCGGAGCGGGAGCGGCCCTTGGGGCCTTCCCAGCGACCTTCAGCTTCGCCTTCGACTTCTCCTGGAACTTGACGCGGCCCACGAGATCACGGTCCTCGAGGTACTCCTTGACGTGCGCCATGACCAGATCGGGCACGTCTACGGAGTTGAGCCCCTTGCGAGCCATAGACCAGAAGTCCATCGTGGTCGCACGATTGACGTGCTTCCACAGGGACTCCCTGACCTTCGGGTCCTTCGGTGCTCCCAGAGAATTCGCGGCCTCGTTGATGAGCCCGTCAACGTAGTCGGGGAACTCGTCGTTGAACTGCTGGACGCTCTGCTGCTCGTGTTTCTGTTGACTCCTCTGCTGCTCCGCGACCTTGGTCATCCAGTCCTTGTCGGCCAGGAGCGTCTCCATCTCGAAGTCGGCCTGCTCTCGCTTGTAGTGGAGGTCTCGTAGCTGACGGACAACCGCATCTCGCTTCGTCTCGTTGGTGCCCTTCACGCCTTCCCACCTCGTCACCTTCTGGGGGTCGGCGTAGTCGCCATCGCTGGCGTCCTCGATCCGGGCCTCGGCCTTGGCGATTTCGCGGTCGAGCTTGGGCAACTCCCGCAGGAGCTCCTGCTGCTCGGACTGGAACGACTGCCCTCGGTCGTAGAGGGACTTGATGCGCTGATCGAGTCGGTCGATCTGAGGATTCCTGATGGGCTCCTCGGGTTCGGGTGGAGAGGCGGCCTCCTCGGCCGCATCCAACTTCCTCTGGAGCTCACGAATCGTCTTCTCGCGGCTGGAGATTTCCTTTGTGGTCGACCAGTAGTGTTCGGCTACGACCTCCTGGAACTCCTCGTCCGAGAGGTTCGGGTACTTGGCCCGGAGCTTCTCGAATCCAGGGGGAACAGGGGGCGTCTCCTGGTCATCTTCCGACTCGTCCGGTTGGGGGGCTTCCGGCTGCCCTTCGTCTCCATCTTCGGGGGGCGTCCCCTCTTCGATCTCGGCCCCTTCGGGGGTCTCGAGCTCAGGCGCACCTTCGGCGGAGGGCGTCTCCACGGGTGCTGGCGCTTCTTGCGACATTCGGTTTCTCCTTGCACGGGGCGACCGTGCGGTTATGTTACCATTCGTAACAGGTCCGAAGCCTGTCTGGGGCCGTTCGAGAGTTGAACCAGAAAGCTCCTCTCGGACGGCCCCCTTCCATTTCTACACTCCGTCCCGCTGGTAGGCGAGAAGCTCATCCTCGCGGAGCAGGATCACATCCTCGTCGTCGTCGGACAGGGAAACGCCAGAGAACGAGGTGAAACGCACCACGTCGCCCGGGCGAACGGTCAGAGGCGTGAGGCCCCCGTTACCGTTCGGTCGGCCCAGGCCCGTAGAGATTACGGTGCCCTGGCTCTGCTTGCGCTGGGCCTGCGTCGGCACGGCCAGCCCTCCCTTTTCCGTCGCGGCCGCGTCTCTCCTGACGAGCACCTTGTCGTACAGCACGTTCCATTCGGTCATTTACCCTCCGAGGTTGGACAACAGCTTCATTACGTCGTCTGCCGAGGCTCCGTTCTCGACCGCGGCCTGGATCATGGCCCGGAGGGCGTCTCGCGGCATCGGGGCCGCCATCGGTCCCTGGCTGGCAATGGGGATCGGCTGAGTGGCGAGCATCGGATCCTGACGGGCCTGCTCGGTCCTCATCGCGGCCTCGCCCTCGCCAAGCTGCTCCTTCTTCATCCGGCCAGTCGCCCGGTCGAGGGCCTTGGCGTTCTTCGTCCTGGGGAGGTTGCCCACCCCGCCGCGGCCGGTGGCGAGATCGGCGTCGAGCGGCCTCGCCGCGGCCGGCGGGACGTTCCTGGCCCGGGGGAGGTTCTTCGCCCCGCCGGTCGTGAACGCGCCGGGTGACGCAAGGTCGGCGTCCAGGGGCACGGAGGGCCATTGGGAGGCCGCAGACGGTCGATCGGCAGGGGGCTGGCGGTAGCGAGTCCGGGGCCTGGGGCTCCCGGGCCCGCCGGAGACACCGCCGCCGCCCGGGGCCTTCCCTTCGCCCAGGAGCTTCGGGGCTCCGGGCACGTCCTCGGCCCCCTCCATGAGTCCGCGACGGAGAGCTCCGGTGTCGGCCGCTCTGCCGAGCCTCTTGGGGGCAACCTGGGTCCAGCCCATCTCGCCCGTCTCCATCCCGGCCCCGCCGCCGCCGCGGGGGAACTGCGGGCCCCCTCCGGCCTGGCCCGGGGTGGTGTCCATCGGCCTGGGCTGGTTCGGGGAGAGCCTCGATCGCGGCATCTCGCCCGTGTTCGAGAGGGATCGCGGGGCCGGTCGACCACCGGAGGCCATCTTCGCCACGCCGCGGGCGGCCCCGAAGAGAACCAGCGGGTCGGAGATCAGGTTCCCCACGTCTCGGATCGCCTTGGCGGCGAGGCCCTGCTCGTTGATCGTCCCCTCGGCCTCCATTGTGTCGGCCAGGAGGTCGCCGTACCCGGCGAGATCCTCCGGGTCCTCCCTCTCGCCCGTCATGATGAAGTCCAGAGGATCGGTCTTGCCGGTGCTGCCGGCCAGGGCATGGCCGGTGGCCGTGACGGCCCGCTGGGGCATCGCTAGAGCGTTGAGCCCCTGTTTTATGCCGGGGAAGTCGGCAGCGCCAGCCAGGGCGTTCCCCATGTCCCCGAGCGTGCTACCGATCCCCATGCCGAGGTGGCCGAGCATACTGCCGCCGCCCTCCTCGCCCTCGTCCGGGATGTAGAGCGGCGAACCGCCCTCGAAGCTCCAGCGTCCCATGGCGGCCTCCTACCCCGAGTATCCGATGCCCTGGAAGAACTTCTTCTTGTTCTTCTTGGAGTACCCGGCATCCGAGCTCGAGTCGAACCGCTTGCGGAAGGCCTCGGAGAGCGCCATCGCGGCGTCGTTGGCGGTCCTCATGCCGGAGATCCGCTTCCCGCGCTTGGCGGGGCGCATCAGGTGCGGACCCGGCCGGAGCTTCTCGTCGTAGTAGGTCGTCTCGTTCCCGGCGACCCGATCGAACGAGCCTTTGAGCCCTGCGGGCGGGTTCTGGTCGGGGGCCCCCGGGATGTCGGTGCCGACCCTCTTCATGTTCCCTGTCATCTTGCCCATCTTCATTCTCCTACTGTGGCGGCCCCGCGTCGGGGGCCCCTCCTGGCGGCATTCCTTCCGGCCCCATCGGCGGGGGTGCGGCCAACAGCCTGAACGCCTCGATGATCGCCCGCATTCGCAGGAGGAGATCGAGGTCCATCATCTTCTTCGCCTGGGGCTGAGGTACGCCCATGGATTGGGTCGTCTTGGCGGCCTCGAGGCCGGTCCTCATCTGCGGGAGCATCCGCTTCCACACCTCGTACAGCCGTTCGTGGAGTGCGTCGGGCAGGAACTGGAAGCCCTCCGGCGGCGGCGGCGGGAACTGCTCCAGCGGGGGAGGGGCCGGGGGAGCCGGCGGGGCACCCTGGGCCTGCATCGCGCTGGACTGGACCTGATTGAAGCGGAGCATGGTCTGCTCGAACGCCCGCTTCGCCTCGTCTACCTTCTGGGTGCCCTGCTGGAAGATCGCCTGCCACTCCTCGGGCGGCGTTTCCTTGTAGAGCGCGAACTGCTCCTCCATATCGTCGGCCTGCTGGAGCTTGTCTTCCCAGGTGATGAGCTCGGTCCAGATGTCGGCGAAGATAACTTCCTGCTGGCGGGCATAGCACTCGTCGTCCATCCACCGCTTCGTGAAGATCCCGTGCCACGTCTGGAAGTCCCACATCGAGTAGTCGGGCTCGGGGATCTTGTTCAGGCGCATGAAGTCCGACCACGCCATCTCGGCTCGGCGGATCTGGATGCCGGCCCCCTCGTTGATGTCCTTCGGCAGCTTCATGATGTCGAGGAGCTTGTCGCGTGCGTCGGAGCTGTCCACGATGTAGAGTCCACGGTCCATCGCTTCGGCCGCGGCCTCCTTGTTGTAGAGCGTCTGGTCGTACCCGGCGCGGGCGTTGACCTTGACCCGGAGATCGCCAACGAGGTCCGTCCCGGTGAACGACTTCTGCTCGAAGGTCCCGGCCTCGGTCTGCACCTCGTAGGCCGAATCCTCCTTGCGGAAGGCCCAGTTCATCTGGAGAAGGTGGGTGAACGCGCCCTCGTACATGAGCGCCAGGGCCCGCTCGCGGGGGGCCCGCTTCTGGCTGGCCTCCTCAGAGATCAGCATGAGCCCGGAGGTCGTCTTCACCGATCCGGGGGACTGGCCCATCTCGATGTCCTGCGGGAAGCCCACCGCCTGGGCGTCCTGCATGATCTGGTTGCGCTCTTGGAAGTAGGGGTTGCCCGTGATCGGAACGCCCGGGAAGAGGGCCTGTCCTGGCTGCCACGTCGGGTCCGGGGAGTCGTACTCGATGAAGACCATCGACCCCTGCACGTCTTCGCGGGTGGCGATGGTGGTGCCCTTCGGCAGATACATCGAGGGCTTGCCGCGCTCGCGGAGGTCAACGACCTGGGCGTCGAGCTCGTTGAGTCGGCGCTGGATCGGAATGAGGTCGTCCACGAAGGAGCGGCCCCAGAAGTTCTTGGGGATCCGCTTGAACCGGGCGAAGTGGTAGGCAATGCGGGGGACGTACTTGTACTTGCCCTCGTCGCCCTCCACCTCGACCATCAGTTCCTTCTTGAGGACCCGATTGCCCTCGGCCATCCGGTGGAAGATGGCTCCGCGCTCGAGGCCCTGGATGTGGGGCTGGGGCAGAACGACGCACTCCTGGAGTCTCGCGTGGTTGCGAAAGCACTCCATCCCGGTCGCCGCGCCACCGGAGAGCGTCGGCTCGGCGTAGAGCGGGTTCATGCGGATGAGGGTCGCCGGGGCCTCGGGACGGATCTCGTCGCCGAGCTCGCTGTAGCGGAGCGCGATATTCTCGAGGGTTTCCACGGTCATCCGGTGGAAGACAACCTGTTCCCGCGGCTCGATCTGGATGCCTCCGTTCTCCGGGAAATACTCGTGGATAGACACGGGGTCGATCTCGCCGGATCCGGTCGGGACCATCAGGCCCATGGGACGACCGAAGGTGTCGGATTCCCCGGCCTCCTCCTCGTTCACGGGGTAGGGCTCCAGCTTCGTGGCCTTCTCACAGTAGGGGCAGTCCTGCATGTTGACGCGAGGGATGCCCTGGGGGTGCATGGCCGACGCTTCGCCCTTCTCCTCGAAGTCGGAGAGCGTCTCGGTGTGCCGCATATCCACCGGGCCCATCTCTTCCATCTCGCCGGGAATGCCCAGGCTGGAGAAGGAGCGAGGCACG